GCTTTCCCCCTTTCGAGGTTCACGCCCATGGGCTATGGATCGTTGAAGATCGGGGCCGGCTGCGGCACCTGTCTGTCATGACAGACTAGATCCGTAAATGGATCTGCGCTGGAATTGTTCTGGCTTGTTTAATCTACCTCAAGGTAGAATACTTCGGGCGCTTGCCTCGAGGTCCACTCTCCATTCCGGAGAAAGTGATCCGACAAATGCGGATAGAGAAGTCTTGCTGAGTTCTCTGCAACGAGTTGCACTAGGTGCAGCACGAATTTCGTCATGGGGTCTCCCATGAAACAACCTCTCTCCGACTGTACGGGGAGACCGGTATTCCCTGATGGGTAAATGCACCTGCTACCTGTGAGCAAATGAACTACCACGTTGACATAACCAACGGGGAATCCTAAGCAATGCCTGCCTAGGATTATAAGGAGCATAATCTTTACTCTTTCTGGTGACAAACAATCTGTTGCCGTCTCTAGGTCACTTGAAAGTGCCCATATCTGTTCGTAATCAAATACGAAGTCTGTTCCAGGATTACTGGTACTTAACCTCTCATAAAGGTTAAACGCGTGCTGTGAGGCTTTCACACCATGAAATTCAGACGGAAGTCTTGATATTATTTCCAAACAGATTTTGGAAATAGGATGAAGCACCAAAGCGTGCAATATGTGACTGACCGTTATCAGTCGGTTCTTTCCCGTCTCTGGAACGACGTGAACTCTTGATGACATAACGTCATCCATTATTCTCCCGGAGGAGACTATTTCTAAGGCCTTGTGAAAGAGCCTTGTTCCGATCTCCTCAGGAGTGTCGGGAATTTCGTCATCAGTGACTTTCATAGTGTGGAGATCCACACGTAAGAACTTCTCTTGAAGTTGAAGAATCTTCCTGCAAGATTCGTATTTACCGCCTTCCTTGCGGTTTGATTCTAAATCAGCAGAGTCTGATAGAGAAACTTTCGCACGACTGAGAGCCGTTCGAATTTGAGGAATAAGATCCTTGATGGATGTGACCATCTGCGCCCAAGTGGCGTAAGTCGCGCGAATAAGCAATTCACGCGATCCATCAGAAAGTGGCTCTGGTGGTATTTGTATTTCCCTTAGGAATCTGTTTTCGGTTTCAACAACCGTGCATTCAGGTAGTGTACCTGCGTTCCTCTTCTGCTGCAGAAGAGAGTTCGAAAACAGTGATATAACTGTCTTATCCGTTATGAACGGTATTAAAACGGACAGGTGTCCGAGTCTTCTATCGAGTTTATTACTCAGAATCTTAGTCTTGTGCTTGGAA